TCGAGAAGCTGCTGAATAAAGCTTTCTATCTTCCACATGACATTGAGGGAGAGACGAAGTTCGTCGAGATGGTGATGACTCGTGGTCAAGCAACTCAGGAGCGCGTTGGACTTCATGCTAGCGCTATGCTAGTTTCAGACAATGCTTTCTGTGAGCGTTCACAAGTCCTCTCGTTGTTGTACAAGCAGCTTCAGGGAAAGCAAACTTCAGTTGGTTTGATGCGTATCTTTGAAGAAGGTAACGCGATACATGAGAAGTGGCAACGTCTTTTCATTCGTGCTGGTTGGTCAACATGGGACCAACTTGACTTCACCCAGTACTCGCATGACTACATGATGTCATACACTCCTGACATTATCTGCAACATCCCTGAAGTATTTGATGGTGAGATGATTGGAGAGATTAAGTCAGTCAACACCTTCCAGTTCAAGAAGATGGAGCGTCATCCAAGTGCGTGGAAGCAATGTCAGTGGTACATGTACCTCACTGGAATCAAGCGTGGCTTTGTCCTCTCAGAAGACAAGAACACACAAGACTTCAAAGTGGAGTTGTATGACTTCGACGAGTCACTTGTAGCACCTTGGATTGACAGAGCAGAGCAGATAGTGTTTGACTACAAGCGTCTGATTGAGAAGCATAAGATGGTAGCAAGGCCAAAAGACGCAAAGTCTTCTAGTTGCAAGCGATGTAAGGAGTGCGCAATGCGTGACGCATGCTGGAACATAGGGATGGGACGTGTCCGTCTCAATTCATAGAAGCCACCAGAGGTCATCTGAGGCCCTTATGTTATTGAGGATGGATATTTTACTCATCCTTGGTATCATAGGGGCCTTAGATGTCATCCTGTTCATTCAGAAGGGTATTCAAATGTCATGGAATCAATTAGCAAAGCACCTAGAAGAAGGTATCGAGAGGTTTGTGTCGGCATTGACCAGTCTTACAAGCGCACTGGAATCTCTGTTTCAGCAGATGGAGAGCTTCTTCGAGTCACTAGTGTCGACCTATCGAAGCTCAAGTCAAAGACAGAGAAGCGCAGGAAGCTACAAGACACTGTCAAAGCGTGCCTGTTTCAAGTATCCCAGAGGGCAGACGAGACCGTCGTGCTACTCGAACGTGTTCGCACATTCTCGGACGGATTTCTGTCGACGCCGTATGTGAAGTCAATGGGGGCGTTGAACTCTGTAGTCGTCGACGTAGCATTTGACTATGACATAGACGTGTACGATGTCGACACACGTGCTTGGAAAGCAGCTGTGATAGGTACAAGCAAGCCAAAGCACAACATGTACGGAGTCAACGAGAAGAAGTTTCCGACTGTGCAATGGTGCTGCAGAAAGGGATTCAGAAAGCAGTTGCTACATGAGGTCAAAGGACGAAGGACGAAGGGAACATTTGAGCGAAACGGCAAGAAGTACGAGTTTGATGATGACGCAGCTGACTCTGCAGCAATCTCTATGTTCTGGTTCTTAGGTGACAGAGGAAAGCTCAAGAAGGAGTCGTAGCCATATAATATATTATATAGTATAGTATTCTGTATTATGGTATTTACTGTATTATCTGCTATACTGTATCACAAGTAAGCACATAGAAATTTCTTTCATATTCTCGTGCTACTCGTTTCAAAGGTGTGATATAATGTAATCCAGCAGGAAAGTCCTCAGAGAAGGGAAACTAAAATGGCAAGTGAGAAGCACATCAAAGCTACTTACGGGAAGCGTCAGTGCTACGTGCAACAGTTCAACTCCATCAACGAGTTCCTCAAGTTCATCAAGGAGCAGCCAGTCAACAAGGCTTTTGAAGGTGCTTACCTCAGCAGCGAGGAAGAAGACCACTACGGAAACTGGCATGGTACGAAGACGATTGATGAAGCTTTCGGTCTCCTCGAGCATGGATGGACGACAGAAGCTGAGAAGCTCACTCAGACTCTCAAAGCTTCTGTTTCTTCTGTTTCTCAGATGAAGCATCCGAAGCAAATTAAGTCGGTGGCTGGCTTCCATCCAATTGTTCCCAACTACTTGGCAGGCAATCCTCAGTCGATGGTGTCCACGAAGATGGTAGTCAAGAAGCAGAAGGTCGTGACTCTGGTTCGTCAGGGCAACTTCCTTGGTTACGTGACTTCAGATGAGATTGAGAAAGAAGCAATCAAGGCTTTCAAAATCATCAAGCGGATTGAAGCTCAGGGCTACCGTGTGAACCTTTTCGCAGCTTATTGCAGTGAAGACAGGAAGAGCGGGACTTCGACTCTGCTTCTGATTAAGCTCAAAGGTGCAGACGAGAAGCTGAACATCTCGAAGCTGGCTTTCCCTCTGTGCAACACTGCGATGTTTCGTCGCCTGGTCTTCAAGTGGCGTGAGAAGTTCGAGCACACTCCGAGGGGAATGCGTGGAGACTATGGTTCGACAATCAGCTTGACTCAGTTCATGCATTGCTTTGGGAAGCAAGGCGTGTTCCCCAAGGGAAGCTACGGAATCAACAACTACGTGAAGTTTGACATCGACAAGATGCGAGGCTTCGAGAATCTGGTCGAGCTTGGGTAGCAAGTTCATTGAAATAGTTTCGGATTGATGGTTTACTTCCGGTTCTCTGTGTGGTACAATGTAATCCACAGGAGGGGAACCGGAAGTACCTTCCTAGTTCCGAGAACGGAGAGTGGTAAGAATGGCAGCAACTCAGATGGTAAACTTCGAGGTCAAGTCCATCACCAAGGGCCAGAAGCTTGGGTACGCTGGAATCGAAGTCGTCTTCTTCAACTCCTCGAAGGTGTATCCATACTGGAGGAAGTACCACGAGTACACCGACAAGGAGACCGGCTTCAAGTACAACGAGGTCGTAATCAGCGGTTGCGGAGTGGTCTTCGACAATGACTTCAATCACGTGAAGACGTATCGCAAGTATGACGTGCATGGTAAGAAGGTTCTCAAGCCGGTTGGTGGCAAGAAGCAGACGAAGTCCAGCATTGAGGAGGAGCTTGACGAGCTCATCGCCTCCAAGCCTTCCATCGAGAAGCCGGAAGAGGTAATCCAGAAGGTAATCGAGGAGAAGGTGGCCAAGGACTCCAACGGCAATGTCAAGCATGAGAAGTACGACGTCATCAAGAGCTGCCTCGAGTGCAACATCCCAGTCTACCTCGCAGGTCCCGCAGGCTCCGGTAAGAACTTCACGGTCGAGCAGATTGCTTGGGAGCTTGGATGGAGCTTCTATTTCTCCAACAGCGTGCAGCAGGAGTACAAGCTGACTGGTTTCATTGACGCTGGTGGCAAGTTCCATGAGACGGAGTTCTTCAAGGCTTGCGCAGAGGGCAAGGACTGCATCTTCTTCCTCGACGAGATGGATGCTTCAATCCCAGAAGTCCTCGTGCTTCTGAACGCTGCGATAGCGAACGGTTACTTCGAGTTCCCGACTGGTCGAGTCGAGCTTGACCACGTGCACTTCGTAGCAGCAGGCAACACGGTCGGCAATGGAGCAGATGAGGACTACACAGGCAGGATGGTAATCGACCAGGCGACACTCGACAGGTTCGCAATCATTGAGTTCGGGTATGACAGAAACATCGAGCTCGAGATTAGTGGTGGCAACGAGGAGCTGGTAGACTTCATCCACAAGCTTCGCGACAGTGCTGAGATGAACGGCATCCGTGCCACATTCTCCTATCGTTGCATCACAATGGTCACGAAGCTCGAGAAGGCAGGCATGGACCTCGCGACCATCATCAAGATTTCGGTGGTGAAGGGCTTGGACAAAGACACGGTCAAGACACTGAGCGTGAGTGACTACTCCAAGTACGGCAACGCGCTTCACGAGCTGAAGAAAGCAGCTTGAAGCTGAGCGAGATAGAAGTAGGAGGGAGCTGGGAGACCAGCTCCTTTCGTTTTGAAAGGCAGGTGGTGCTTAGTGGCTGGAAGGCGAAGTGGCAAGTTCTACATGCGAAACGAGCAAGAGGTGATGGAGCGGCTAGGGCTCAAGCAAGTCCCTGGCTCGGGCAGCAGCTGGATAGCTAGAGAAGATGGCGAGAACGATGACGTGCTTTGCCAGCTCAAGTCGACAGATGCTAGCTCCATTCGTATCAGGAGGCAAGACATCGAAGCATTGCGACACAATGCGGGCATAGCTCACAAGCTTCCTGTGTTCGCGATACAGTTCTTGCAGGGTGATGAGGTGTACCTGGTCGTGAGGCCACAGGATGTCACAGACCTGGTCGAGTACTTGAAGGTGGGTTACTATACCTCTTCAAGCTCAGAGGACTTCTGGGAGCTTCTGGGTGCCTCAGAGGATGGCCGTGATGTTAGTCACAGTAGCACAGTTCGCAAGGTCAAGTCGAGTAGCAGTGCTCGAGACGAGTTCATGGAGATGAATGCTAAGAAGTTTAAGAAAGCAGAGAGGAAGGCAAGGTAAGATGCAGGTGAAGGTGAAGGAAGTCGTCAAGTTTGGCGGTAACTCCCAGTCGAAGAACGGCTCAGTCAACATCAACTTCGATGCTGGCTATGGCGAGCTTGTCGAGTCAGTCAAGGTGCTTCAGATGCTGAATGCGGACGTGACAATCAAAGCCAAGCTGCCTGGCGAGAAGGCTATGATGCTTGGCATGTTCCGTGTCCACCATGTTGACTTCGCAGGTGACGGTGCTAGCAGGCTGAAGTTCAACGGGCTTCGTGATTTCGTGGAGTTCAACAACATCAACAAGCTTCCGCTTAGCACTGACGAGATTTCGGAGTTCCAGGTGCTGATGGTGGCAGACATTGAAGAGGAAGATGAAGACGAGGAGGGGCTTGACGATGCCTAAGGAGAAGATTGAGTACACCGAGCTGTCGAGGTGTAGAATCTCCTCAATGAAGTCGGCTGTGATTTCAGAGTGCAGCAAGGGTGGCTTCACGATAGCTCAGCAAGTTGACATACCAGACGACGAGACTTTGTCTTCTGTGTTCCTCAAAGGTGCGTTGCATGTGAAGGGTAGAAGCGAGATGCGAGCTTTTGCAGATGCCATTGACGTGGCGATTCGCAAGTTTGATGCAGCTCACGAGACTGAAGAGGAAGACGGAATCTTGTGGGATGACGTCGAGGAGAAGAAGTGATGTCAGACAACTTTCTTGTTTTCTTGTTGACGGTGCTTTTCATAGCATTCATCTTCTTGTTCTTTGCTTTGGTGGCAAAAGTCATTGACATGCTCGAGGAGCGTCTGAAGGGCGAGCGTGGTGACAAGCCTGAAGGTGAAGACGACGACATCATGTCTCATTTGTACTACGAGCCCTGGATGTACGATGATGACTTTTGGAAGTAGTGGCATTTGACGGTTTACATCATGTGTCACTTGTGGTAAGATGTTCATAAGTGGAAGAGGGAATGGCCCGATTCCAAGTGAAGTAGAAAGAGGTAGTAAGATGGCAGTTCGGTATTCTATGACGGATGCATTCAACGTTCTTCTCGAGAACAACGACCAGGAGGCGATGGATGACATCTTCCGCCGCTATGGCGGAGTGGCACGCAAGATGCTTCGTGCTATTTGTTCCAGCAACGACCCTGAGACCATCAAGGAAGTCATCGAGCTCGTGCCTGAGTACGTGTCGATGCAGAAGGTCAACAAGATTCATCGCGAGCTCATTGAGGGTGCAGACCCTGATGATGAGGAAGTTGAGGAGGAGGAGCCCAAGGCTAAGCCTGCTCCGAAGGCCAAGCGTCAGGCAACTAAGGCAAAGGCTAAGCCTGAGCCCGTTGAGGAAGTCGACGACGACGAGGATGAGGACGAGGAAGCTGGTCCCTACGATGGTAAGAATGCCCGCGAGCTCTTTGAGCTTTGCAAGGAGCGTGGCATCAAGACGCAGCCTCGCAAGCGTGCGACGACCTACAAGAAGCTTCTCGAGGACTGGGACGCAAAGCATGCTGGTGAGCCCGACGTTGAGGAGGAAGAGGACGATGATGAGGACTGGGACATCTAAGCAGTAGGAGTCTCAACAATCCTCTAGGTATCGTGGGAGGGAAGTTTACTGCCATGGCTTCCCTCCCGTTTTGTTCTAATGGCAAAAGGAGAAACTGAAATGCAAAAGAAGTTGTTGGAAGACATTTGGCAAGTTTGCAACTCGGAGTACAAAGGCGACAACAGAGTCAAAGCTTTGAAGATGCTGAACAAGATGACAGCTTTCAAAGATGGTGTGACTTTGGCTAAGATGGATGCTTTCATTGTTGACTTCAAGAAGAAGTACGACATTGGAAGCATCATTGTTTCCAGGCAGTTGACGAACAGTTCTAATTGTTGGTGTGTCACTTACGCAGTCGGCAACAGCATGTCAAACTATCATGTCTTGAGAGCTGTCAGCCTTGATGAAGCTTACGTGAAGCTTTGTCTTAGCTTGTTCTCTGGTGTAAAAAGTGGGGAGTACAAAAGAAGGGGAGCGTAGTGGTTGAGGAGGTGCAAGTTGACGTGTCTAGGAAGACATACATCTTGTCAACCGATGGAGCTTGCAGTGGCAACCCTGGTCCAGGTGGTTGGGGAGTAGTCTTCTATGACAAGCAAAAGAGTGACTTCAGTCTGTTCGGAGGGTATGAGCTTTATACTACGAACAACAGGATGGAGTTGAAAGCAATGCTAAGTTGCTATCAGATAATCATGAAGCATTTCACTTCTGCTTTTGATGGCGGTAGTGCAGTGAGAGCTGCGAAAGCAAAGTACAACGTCATGTCAGATTCGTCCTACGTCGTGCAGTCAATATTGCAAGGGCATATGAAGCAATGGCGAAGAAACGGCTGGAAGCTGAGAAGTGGAAACGAAGTGAAGAATTTGGACCTTTGGGAGCAGTTGGCAGAGATACTTGACTGCATTGACTTGCTTGGTGTCAAAGGTCCGAACATCAATTTGAAGCTGGTGAAGGGTCATTGTGGCAATGCATTGAACGAGCTGGCTGACAAGCAGGCTGTGATACAGAGGATGATGGCAGCAGAGATTCTGAAGAAGGGGAGTGCATAGAGATGAAGGGTAAGATGAAGGCAAGTTTTGACGAACGCAAGGTCGGTCCGATGATTGGCTTGTATGACGTGATTCGTTCTGTGAAGCGGTTCATCAAGAGCAACTTGAACAATTTTGCCAATATCATGATAGGCGTTGCACCTTTCTTCTTCTTGTGGCTTGGTGAGACTTCATATGCTGGTAGGGGATACTTTGCAATAGGTGGTGAGCTTCTAGCTGTTGCTCCGATGTATGTGCTTGTGATTGCAGTTTTGAAGGCATGTGCGAAGCGTCAGCATGTGATAGAGGGGATGCCAATACCGGCAGAGCGATTCACAGAAGTAAAAGGTGATGAAGTCAATGTCAACTATGACCGTGTCAACGACTTGCTTCTCTATGTTGCAGACTTAGAAGACTGGATGGAGAAAGAGGGCTACACAGATGGCAACTAAGGAGCAGTTCATTCAGCTCGCTAGTGTCGACAAGCGAAAGTACTTTGTGAAGCTTCCGCAGATGCATGATGACAAGATTTTGCTTTGGTTTGAGTCTAGCTATCAAGCAAAGACCGCAGAGTGGTTCAAAGACTTATGGGCAAAGCTTGAGAAGCTTCAAGGTAGGAAGCCAAGGGAGTCGGAAGTGGTCGGTATAAGGTGCTTCGGCATGTACAAGACGGACGCGAAGTCATCCACTTGGCGTTTCATTGACAACATGTTGCCTGACTTTATGTACAAGAGGTTCAAGTAGTATCTTAGAAGCTCTCTGATGTCATCTGAGGTCATCTGTCGTCAGTGATGTGTAATATATCATCTAGGAAGATAGAAGGCCTCAGATGACCTCTCAGTGATTCAGAGTTTGGCATCACAGTTTACATCAACCACATGTTGTGGTATAATTGCACAGTGTTAGTCAATCAGCGGAAGCTTAGGTCAGAGATGGCTTGGGCTTCCCTTATGTGTTTGAAGGGAGGGCAGGCTTAGTGTGTGCCAAAGTAAAAGTGAAGTCAAAGCTCGGCGGTGATGCCGAGCAGATAGTCAAAGTAGATGACTGGCTTGACGAAGACCATTTGCTACTGATAGCAGGTTGGACAAGGGATGGCTATACGTACAAAGACATAGCAAAGAAGATAGGAATATCGTCTTCTGCGTTCAATCGTTGGCGTAACAGGTATCCTCAGTTCAATCAAGCGATGAGAGAAGGCAGGGAGATAGTAGACTACAAGGTTGAGAACGCGTTGCTTAAGTCTGCTCTGGGCTATGAGACAAAGGAAACAAAAGTAACTATTCTTATGCGTTATGGCAAAGTCGTCGAGGAGACAACAGAGACAACTACAAAGGAAGTAGTTCCGAATGTCACTGCTATTCAGACTTGGCTCTACAACAGGTTGCCAGACAAGTGGAACAGAAGGAATGGCAATTTGGCAGAAGACCTAGGTGAAGATAATTCAATTCACATTGAGGTCACAAGGGCTAAGCGAGATGAGTTGAATGCCACAGTAGTAGAAGGTGATGGTGAAGACTCTGATTGGACTTCATCAGTGAATTCTTCTGTCTCAGTACGTAAAGCTACAGAGCAGGAGATGCAAGTTGCTTCCAAGTATCAGCAAGTAGAAGAACAGGAAGCAGATACAGAGTGGGATGACTCAGATGAAGTAGAAAGTGAAGACATCTGGGAAGGTGTAGATGAGGACTATTGGCCAGAAGATGATGAGTGGGAAGCAATGAAAGTTGCTAGAAAGCAGTCGGAAAGTAAGCAGAAGCAGCCAGAACGTAAAAAGAAGCAAAAAGTAAACAATTTCCTTGTAAGGTCGGCAAATAGAAAAAAGGCTCAGAAAGCTGCTGGAAAGGGGAATCCGTGAGAATCGCTAAAAAAGTAGCTCCAGCCTTTGAAGATTTCATATTTGACTGGGATTATGAGGAATATGTCTTAATTGGTGGATATGGTTCTGGCAAGAGTTATCAGATTGCTTTCAAGTTGATATTGAAGCTACTAGAAGAAAGAAGAAGATGTCTAGTAGTTAGGCAAGTGTTTGCTACAGTGTTCTATTCTTGTTATTCTTTGTTTGCAGAGATATTGAAGGACATGCATCTTTACACAGATGACCCATTCAAGTTTCGCAATAGTAGAAGCTTTAGGAATAAGCATGTGCTAGCAAAGAAGTCCCCAATGTCATTTCAGTTTCCTAATGGCTCAGAGATAATATTCAATGGTATGGATGACCCAGAGAAGATAAAGTCAATCAATGGAGTTAGTATCATCTGGTTAGAAGAATGTTCAGAGATGTCAGAAGCTGCTTACTTGGAGTTGCAAGGTCGTGTAAGAACTCCAGACGTTTCGATGCATTTCATTCTTAGTTGTAATCCGGTGTCAAAGACTAACTGGGTGTACAAGCATTTCTTTAAGCGGTTAGATGACAGTGGCAACGAAGTGGTGTTGTTAGATGACAAAGAGTTCTATGACAAGAAGACTCTGGTGAAGGGAAACACCTACTACATGCACAGTGTGCCAGATGACAATCCCTGGTTGCCTAAGCGTTATCTTTGGCGTTTGGACAAGCTCAAGGAATATGACTATCATCTGTACATGGTAGCAAGGTGGGGGCAGTTTGGAGTTCAGGGACTTCGTGTTCTTCCTCAGTTCAGAGTGTGCAAGCGTGGAGTGTTTGAAGAACGTTTCTGGGAGAACATAGAACGACTTGGTCCAGAGAATCAGTTCTTTGGCTTTGACTTTGGCTTTGAAGAAAGCTTCAATGCAGTAATAAGCATGTCAGTAGACTTGGAGAACGGCATCTTGTACATATGGGATGAGATTTACCGTAACCATATCACAGATGACAAATTTGCACAGTTGCCTGAGATGCAGCGGTTGAAGGACCATGTAGACAGCCTAGCAATGCAAGGCTATGGCAAGGTGATAGTAGCTGACAATGAAGACCCAAAAGCAATCCAGTATTACAGACAGAATGGATTCCGTATCAGAGCATGTAGGAACAAGTTTGCTGGAAGCAGACTAAGTAATACAAGAAAGATAAAGCGCTTCAAGAAGATACTGTGCCATCCTAGCTGTGTCAATGTAATCAGGGAGTTGTATGATTTGACATATGCTAAGAAGCCGAATGGTGATGTGATATACGACCAGTTCAACATCGACCCTCATAGCTTCAGTGCTATCTGGTATGGTTTAGATACTGTGACAGTAGCCGACGTTAAAGACAAGGTGTTCTGGTCTAAACAAGGCGGTGTTGACGGTCAAGGAGGATGGCTTCAGTGGGGGAAGCAAATATAGTTTGGTTGATACCTATCTTGTTGACTTGAAAGGACCAGAGGGCTTCTGGTTGCTTTAGACGAAGGAAGGATTGTATCATGGCTGACATGGTTGATAACTCCATTGCTAATGTTGAGTGGTGGAAGGCAGCTGGTGTTCGTGCTATCAAGACGGTAGCTCAGACTGCAGTTGCTATCATTGGCACCAATGCTATTGGTGTTACGGAAGTTGACTGGGTAGGCGTTGCTTCTGGTGCTGCACTTGCTGGTATCGTTTCATTGCTTACTTCTGTTGCAGGTCTTCCGGAGCTTAAGTCTTAGGAGGAAGAAGTGGGCTACTATCACCAAGACGAGAGAGACGAAGCTGTGGGAATAGGAACAATGATTTTGACTGTTATTGTCGGAGTCATTTTGTTTCTGATATTCTGCATTGCAGTAATTGGAGTGCAGGCTGATGAGTTTGCGAAGCAAGATACAGAAGCTAAGCAAAATGAAAGCAATGCAGTCGTTTCAGTAGGTGCAGTTACTATTGATGACATTGACTATGAGTGGCAGTATGATGCAAAGCAGGACATGCAGCTGCCAGAGCTTTCTTCTGGTAGTGAAGCAACAGCAGCTAGTACGTTGATTCGTAAAGTCACTGGCAAGTATGTGACCAAGACAGAAGTAGCTGACGTGATGCCTAAGTCAAGTTGGGACTTTGTCAATTGCTTCCTTGGTGACCCGTATTCTAAGAAGGGCTACACCTGTTGGGCACCATGTGTTGAAGCTACAATCGAGAAGCTGTTGCCAGAAGGCTATGTGGCAGAAGACACGACAGGTACTGACTTTGCAGATATTGTAATTCCTTCGTATGTGTATGTGACGGAGGGACTAGAAGACCCGGTGTGGTACAGTGAAGACTCTGAGCTTGGAAATGGCTACAAGATAGCTCATAATTGCCATGCTATGGTAGTTCTTGGGTTTGACATACAAGAAGACAAGGTGAAAGTCGTTGACCCTCTTGTCAAAGGTGTAACGTATTACAGCTACGAGCAGATGGAACGTATCTACAACGAGATGGGAAAGCAGTCAGTGACTATAATGGAAGTTCCAACAAAGGGAGTTGATTATTGATGGCAGAAGTTGTTGATGACCTTGAGATGAAGTCAGACAATCTGGTGGAGTACGAGCTGCTCATGGCGGCTAAGGCTAAGGGCAAGACTGATGGTAACGGGCCAGCGGATGTCAATCCCCAGATGGTTCGTTCTATGGAGCATGGAGAGGAGATGTTAGACAATGGCTAGTGTAGATGATGTGCTAAGCATTGCACGTAACGAGCTTGGTTATAGCAGGTGGGATGACCCTCAGCCTGGTACTAAGTATGGCAGATGGTATGCACAAGACCATGGTAGCTACTATGGCGAGTCTGGTGTTCCTTTCTGTGCTATGTTTGTCTCATGGGTGCTAGCTCATGCTGGTGTTGAGTGTGCAGGCTTTCCTGGTGCTTACTGTCCTTGGATTGTCACTGCTGGATGTAATGCAGGAAGGGCGGTAAACAAGTATGATGCTCAGCCTGGAGATGTGATTCTGTTTGAGTGGGACTTTGATGGAGAGGCAGACCATGTTGGTTTTGTCGAAGTCAACTATGGCTCGTATGTGCAGTGCATTGAGGGAAACACAAACAATGGCGCTGTTGCTCGCCGTGACCGTTACTGGGACAATATCTGTTGCGTTATTCGTCCTTATTATGACGGCTCTTCGTTTGGTGGCGGTGGTTCTGATAGTGATGATGGTGATAGTAATGTGAAGGAAGGCCAGCGTTATCTGCAGCGTTGGGGCTATGACATCGGTAGCTCTGGTGTAGATGGTTATGATGGTCCTGATACGCTTCGTGCTAGGGTCGAGTATGTTCAGTATAACATGAACTGCTATGGTGCTAGTCTTGAAGTCGATGGCAGCAATGGCTCTCTGACTCATGCGGCTTGGAACAACCTTGGTGGCGTTCGCTACGGTGACTCCAAGACTTACATGGTGAAGGCAGCTCAGATTGCTTTGCTGTGTCATGGCTATTCTGTCGGTGATGCTGGTATCGATGGAGACTTTGGTCCTGCTACCGAAGCTGCAGTGAATGGCTTCCAGAATGACCATGGTCTTGCAGTTGATGGTTTTGTTGGTCTCGAGACGTTTGACAAGCTGTTCTAGTTTGATGGAATGCGATTGGAGGTAGAAGTAAATGGCTAATAGAAGGGCATCGGACGAGTATAAGGTGCTGTCTGCGGAGAACAGTGGCGAGGTGCTTACTGCTTTCAATCGCATTCCGTATTCCCTTATCAATGCAGAGTCTGATGACGAGAACACGCATGACGTGCTTACTGAGCTAGCCGAGATTGTGAAGTATTACAAGGAGTATTACGATGGCGTAGACTTCACGAGCGAAGGCACCAATGGTGACTACATTCCGGCGAAGCTCAACTATCGTATGACTTATTCGCTTATCAACAAGGAAGCACGCTTCTTGTTTGCAGAAGCTCCTGACATTGAGATTCAGCCAAGTGGTATTGTTGGCACTCCGTCTGATGAGCTTATGCAACAGATAGATGACATTCAGGTGCTTGTAGACAATGTGCTTGATGCTAACAACTTTGAGCAGCAGTTGCTTAAGGCTGCGAAGGATTGCTTCGTTGGCAAGCGTGTGGCAGCAATGGTTAACTTCAATGAAGTTGATGGCTGTGTGATTACGTTTCTTCCGTCTACGCAGTTCTTGTACGAGACTCGTATTGGCAATCAGAATGTGCTTACGAAGTTTGTTGCTTTCATCGTTGTGCATGACAGTATGAGGATGTCTAGCAAGCGCATCTTTAAGAAGAAGTTTGAAGTAGTTGATGATGTCGTCTATCTCGAAGAAGCTTTGTATGATGGTGCAGGCAGGCTTCTTGAAGATGTGACTCCACGTGTTGCTATTCAGATGGACCGTATCCCTGCAGTAGTCATTGTCAATGATGGTCTTACTGGTGACTACAAGGGTGAGTCAGAAGTCAACATCTTGGACGACTATGAGGGCTGGTTTAGTAAGCTGTCTAATGCCGACATAGATGCTCAGAGGAAGTCAATGAATCCTATCATCTGGACTCTTGACATGGAATCGGCTTCTACTAAGGGACTTAGCTCAAGTCCTGGTAGTCACTGGGACCTTGGCTCAGACCAGAACCTTGAGAAGTCGCATGCAGCAGTCGGCATCCTCGAGTCTAACATGAACTACTCGAATGCGCTTAGCACCAGTCTTGACCGTGTCAAAGCTAATGCATATGAAGATGTTGACATGCCCAACGTGACGCTAGAGAGTATGCAAGGTGCTATCACGACAGGCAAGGCATTGAAGGCAATCTATTGGCCGCTCATTGTTCGCTGCAAGGAGAAGATGACAACATGGGGACCAAAGATTCGAGACATGATTCGTATCATTGTTGACGGTGCAATCTTGTTTCCGACATGTGTTGATGAGTATCTTGCTCAGCCATTGCCTAGCATTTCATATGAGGTGCATGTCGAACAGAACAATCCGTTGCCAGAAGATGAGACTGAAGACAAGGCAAATGACATGGCTGAAGTTGAGTCTAACTTGATGTCTCGTAAGACATACATGAAGAAGTGGCACGGCCTTACTGATGATGAGGTGCAGGCTGAGCTCGAGCAAATTGCACTTGAACGTCAGATACTTGAGGACACTAGCTTCTCTGGTGTTGCTTCTGGTGTTCCCTATCCAGAAGTAGAAGACGAGAGTGATGAGTTCATCGACGAGAACGAGCTGGTGGTTGAAGAATGAAAGTCGAGATACTGAGGCATCCAGAAGAAGCAGACTGGCAGCGTTGCAAGATGCTGGCTTTGAACACGGTTGGCAAGAAGTATCTCGGGGACAAGGACATTGACGAGCTTTGGAAGATTCGCATATTGAGGGCCGGTCATTCTCCTATTCGTACTTTGATGTTCACCATCAAGCTCGAGATTCCTTATTTCGTTTCTGTTCACTTTGTTCGCCATAAGTTTGGAGTCGAGCATTACGTGCAGTCGCAGCGCAATGACAGGCAAAGCGACTACGATAGGGAACAAGCTTCTCAGTCAGCAGTGGTGTCACACATAATGGATGTCAATGCAGCTGAGTTGATGCAGATATGTCAGATGCGTATGTGCAAGCAAGCTTATGCTCCTACTCGCATGGTGGCGAAGGAGATAGCAAAGAAAGTTATTGAAGTCTGTCCGGAGTTCGAGGAGTTGTTGAAGCCAAAGTGCTTGGTGCGAGGCGGATGCAATGAGTTCAATCCATGTGGGTTGTTTGATGCTAAAGGCTAAGCTGTGAGAGGTCATCTGAAGCCCTTAAGTTTTCCTTGATGTGTGGTAACTCATCCTGGAGATTAGAGGACCTCAGATGACCTCTGGTTCATTCAGAGGAGGTGTGAGGTATGCCACAGAACTTGACAATGTTTGCCTATTCGCAAGGTGTGAAGGAGCAAGTAACCGATGAGGAATTGAAGAAGATTTCTGGTCTGTATTTGGATTGGGCAGATGAAGTTGGCGACCTTGCATCTTACTATCACCACAAGGAGACAGCTTCTTCTGTTCTGTCAGAGCAGTACTACAAGCAGCTTCAAGCACAGATGGTGGAGACTTCAAAGCAGGTGTCTAATGAAGTCTACGGCATTGCAAAGGGTGGGATGCTGACTGTGTCAGATGCAGTCGTGAAAGACGCAGTTGACTGGGCGGCTTCACTTGGTTTTGACAAGGGACAGATGTCACAAGCATTCAGCTATGTTCCTGATTCTGTAGTTCGCAGCTTGGCGACTGGTCAGGTGTACGAGTCTGGTTGGTCTCTCAGCAAGTCAATCTGGGGTGACAACGAGAAGACGTTGCGTGATATCTACACCATTGTGGCAGAGGGGCGTGCAAAGCAAGAGGGAGTGTATGAGACAGCTAAGCGTCTTGAAGCTTATGTGAATCCGAACAGAGCTTTGCCATGGACCGGACCTACTGTGATTGGACCAGACGGCAAGCCATATACGATGCGTATCTACAAGCATGCAGTTGACTACAATGCGCAACGGCTTGTGCGCACTTTGAATCAGCATACATATCAGCAAAGTATAGTGGAGACTTCAAAGGACAATCCATTCATCCTTCGTTTCATGTGGCAAGCAAATGGTTCTCGTGCATGTCCACTATGTCTTGACCGTGATGGCACCGAGTATGAGAAGGACAAGCTTCCATTAGACCATCCGAACGGCATGTGCATCATGGTTCCTGTGACAATGGATAAAGATGAGATGTTGCAGAAGCTAGCAGACTGGGTCAATGGAGAAGATGGAGACTATCCAGACATTGACAAGTTTGCTAAAGGTGTTGGCTATGAGGGAAAGCCAATGACGACGAAGCAGTTCTTGGATAAGTACGGTCCAACGGACATGAAGTACTACAAGTCGTGGTATAACAAGCTTGACGATGCTGGCAAGTCTGCTTATGACAAGATGGTAGCAGCAAGTGGTGAAGACCCAGCAATGTTCTTCAAGAAGTTCATAAGCTCAGCATATGACGACGCAGGAAAGAAAGTTGTTCCGAAGCCATCTTACACTGGTCATGACATAGCGAAGAAGTTCATTGGTGACAACTATTCTACGACTTCACCTTTGTACAACGATGTGTACAAGAAGTTTGGTATGGATGCAGCCGAAGACTTCAAAGCTTTGATTCATGATGAGAAGGTTTCAGGTGGTTATCAATACAACATTGATGTGTGGAAGGCTTACATGAACGGAACTGCACCGAAAGCTTTCACGCAGACAATGGATGACTTCTTCAAGTATCATGGTGCCGCAGCGTATGAGAAGGATTTGGCAAAGCAAGTTGCTCTTGATGCGGCGAAGAAGAAAGCAGTACAAGAAGCTAAGCAATATGCGAAGCGGCATGGTATCACAAGTACTCCTGATGGCTTTGACAAGTTGTATCAGGAGCAGCAAAGGCATCTTCGTACAGTGAGGAAGCAAGGCAGAGAATGGGTTGCGACTCTTAGCAGTGCAGAGAAAGATGGCGTTACCACTTACTCTGGTGGCAGTTATCGAAAGATGAACAACTACTTGAGAGGTCGAAGTGGCAGTATTTCACCTGACCTTCAGACGGCGATTGACAATGCGCATTCTGCTTTGTCTGGTACGTCTACAACTCAGGAGCTTTACTTAGTTAGAGGTACTGGCTCTCGCTCTACAGCTTCTATGATGGGTGCTAGCAACTGGCAAGAAGTGCTTGATGACCCGAAAAGCTTTGTCGGTGTGAAGATGACAGATGAGGGCTTCTTCAGTACTTCACCTTTTGGTGGAGAGTTTGGAGGAGAGGTGCATATGCATATCACAGCACCAGCAGGTGTTCATGGTGCATACATCGAAAGCATCTCGCTTCATAGTACAGAGAAGGAGTTCTTGTTTGACAAGGGGCAAAGCTTCATCGTTACGAACATTGTGCCAGGACGTTGGTCAACAGATGTTTACATGACAGCGATAGTGTGATAGAATGGCTTCGCAGTAGTACTTTGACAAGTGAATAGGAGGTGAGAAGAATGGCCTTCAAGGAGGGAGATGAAGTTGTCATGAGATATGACGGCAGAGTCTCGGACGAAGACTTGGTATGCAGAGATTGCATGTTCAAAGGGAACGACGTATCAGCATGTGATGTGTATCCAAGTCTGAAGCCACCGTGGATTTTGACTGGTGGTGGATGTGTCTCGAAAGAAGTGGAAAAGAGTTCTTAGAAAGGAAGCAGTCAGATGACGGACTACATTCGAGAGTACAAAGACGTGCTTGGTCGTGATATCAAGAAGGGTGACACTGTTACTTGGCTTGAAGACAATGAGACACCAGAGCAGGCGATAATGCGTGCTAAAGCTGGTAAAGGTCAGATTGAAGAGGTGTTCGAGTGGTCTCAAGAAGGAGATTCAGGACTTGGCACAGATGCTACTAACAAGAGTTGGATAGAAGACGGAAGGGCTTATCCAGGTCAATATGGAATCTATCCATTCAACTTTGAAGATTTGCAAGACATTGTCGTGGTGCCAGAAAACTTCTAAAATATTTTGAAGTTGTCAAGCCGGATTGCTGAATTCTGTGATACAATGTAATCCAGAGGAAGCAATCCGGCTTCCCAGTACCTGGAAAGGTGGCTATCATGGCAGAGGTAAAGCTTAACTGGAACGAGACCATCGCGATTCGTACTATCTGTGACGATTGTGACGAACTTGATGGATACGGCTTCAATCGACCCAGTGATGTAGTAGAAGCTCTTATGGAAGCTTTGGACCTTCCGAACAAGAAGGCAGCCGGAGCTTATATGACGGACCTCGAAAAGAAGGGTCTGATTGACATCAATACTTACGATGATGAGATTTGGGTCAACCCGGACGTGTTCGAGAAGTATTGCTCTTGGTGCTAGTATCAATCAAAAGTTAGTAAGAGCTGGCTTCTTCGGAAGCCAGTTTCTTTCTAGAAGGAAAGTATCATGGACAAGTTTCCTAAGTCAGGTAGTGAATGGCAAAAGTTGCTAGTAGGCATAGTCACTGGAGAGGTGGTCGTTGATGGGCAAGTACGACAAGTTGGTGATTTGGTTAGCTCTGTTTCTTCTGATGTTTCCAATTCTGTTGATGTTCGCAGCTGTGTATGCAATGCTTCCGTAGAAAGGATTGAAGGTGCTGACTCCAAGGCAGAGAAGTCTTCTAAAGAATAAGATAGCTGGTGCAGTGTATGGCTTTGCAATTGGTGATGCTATGGGCTGCACGACTGAGTTCATGTCAAAGGAGCAAGTCAAGAGCTTCTTTCCTGAAGGTGTCACCGAGATAGTCGGAGGAGGTGCGTATAACTGGAAGCGAGGTGAAGTAACAGATGACACTCAGATGTCAATGTGTGTGATGCGTGCTCTCATGGCTTTGAATGATGAGTTCTACTTTACCGAAGAGTCTGAGCGTGATGACTTCAAGTACTTGTGTGCTGACGAGTTCATCTTGTGGTATTTGTCTGGTCCAAAAGACATAGGCAACCAGTGCCGCAAGGCTATCTACTACTTCTACAAGAACAAAGGATGGCTACCAGATGACGCCAAAGCTCTTGGCAATGGCTCATTGATGCGAGCGATGCCATGTGCCCTGATAGGCGAGCACAGCCTCAATGTCATACAGTCAGACCTTACGCATCCCAATAACCATGTCAGAGGTATAGTCCAGAAGTATTCTGAGGTCCTCTGGAGCCTTATCTCTGACTATATGGGTACCAATACCATCTCGGACATTTTAGGACCTCAGATGTCCTCTGAGTGCCTCTCACCAAGTGGTCACATTGGCAACACGTTCAACAACGCGCTGTGGTGGGCTGACAAGGAAGACTTTGACTCCTGTGTCATTGGTGCTGTCAATGATGGCGGTGATGCAGACACGATAGCAGCGATAGCTGGTTCGCTTGCAGGTGCCAGGTTTGGCTTGCGATGCATACCTCACATCCACATAGCAGCTCTTGACAAGAAGCTGCTGCCCCAACTCGGGAAGTTCATTGACTTCGCGGTGATGCGAGCAGAGGTGAAACTTTGTCAATGAATTTCAAATTGATGGTTTACATGTATCCTAGTATATGGTAATATATAATTCTATAAGGAGAACGTATGAAGTCAAGTGGCATAAGCCATATGACACAATTTAAGTCGACGGTTAGGAAGAAGAACCCAAAGCCGTCAATCATTGCGAAGTGTGTTGACTGTCAGTCAGAGATTGAAGTTTCAGTTGATGGTAGCACGTCTTCGCAATATGTGTCAAAGTGGGTCCAAGTAGAAGACGAGTTGTTCAAGTTCAGTTTCTTTGACTGTCCAGAATGCGGAAGGCGTCATCTAGTGCAAGTTGACTCCGAGGTGTCAGAGAAGTACTTGAATAAGCTTGTAGAAGCTATGAAACACAAACAACTATCCAGAGTGCAGAAGTTGCAAAGGTACCTTGACCTAGCAAGGAAGGCTGCTAGAGGGAAAGTAGAAGGCAAGCATTATTTTGACCCAGATAGTGGCTTGGACTACATCATCGAGTTTGTAGAGGAGGATGATTGTATTGTCAAACGTATCTCCTGAGCAGACTAACAAGGGCATCCATTGCAGGTGTGATGAGTGTGGTCAAGAGTGGCTTCTTCAGTCTGATGGTATACTTGAAGCAGAAGTCGAGAATGCAGACGAGAAAGACGAGCTGTCAGTAAGGTTCTTCATGTGTCCACGATGTGGTAAAGTTTACGTGGTGAACTTGTTTGATGCAAGGCTCAAGAAGCTTTTGAAGAAGCGAGAAGTTTTGAATGCAAGGTTGGACAAGGCTTACAAAGCAAAGAACGTAGATTTCGCATTTGCGATGTCAAAGCGTATTGACAAGCTAGCCAAGCGTTTCAACAGGCATTCTTCAGAGTTGTCGATGAAGTACAATGGGACGTTCACCTTGGCGTCTAATGACAAGGATTTGACTTTTGTACCGTTTCAAGAGCGGAATGACGAGTAAAGGAGAAGGAAATGGGAAATGAAGACAAGCGCGACGAGATTGACGAGAAAGAGGACGAGCAGAACCAGGGAGTTAACTCAGGTTCTGGGCAGAATGATGATTCTGGCAGCAATAACTCCTCTGGTGGTCAAGCAGGTGGTACTTCCGGAAATGGTGGAAGCAATGAGAAGACTTTCACGCAAGCTCAGGTCAACAAGATGATGAGCAATGAGAAGCACCAGGGAAAGAATGCAGCTCTTCGTGCACTTGGCATTGACCCGTCTAACAAGGCTCTGATGGAGTCAGTGAAGTCTTTTGTTGCTTCTCAGAAGTCCGATGAAGATAAGAACAATGAAGTTCTTCAGCAGCTTGCTACTGCGAATGCTCTGGTAGAAGTCATGAAGGCTGGCGTGAAGCCACAGTATGCAGATGATGCAGTGGCTCTGGCGATGGCAAAGGCTTCTCGCAACGACTCCTCCATTGAGGAGGCGATGTCTGAGTACAAGCAGAAGTATCCTGAGTGGTTTGCTTCTGACTCTGATGGCTCTGACGACTCCGGTTCTAAGAAGGACGAGGAGAAAGAAGACGAGTCTGATGATGGCAAGAAGAAGCAGTTCAACGGTACTGGTTCTACTCCTCCGTCTGGTGGCAAGAAGCAGACCGACAACAAGCAAGCTGGTCTTGGCAAGCGACTTGCAGCTTCTAGAAAGAAGAGCACGGCTCGTAAGAGCTCATATTGGAACTAATTGTTTGGAGGTTTGAAGATGCTTAATCGTTCTGGTATCAAGAAGGAGACGGCGACTGCTCCGATTCAGATTCTCGCAAACGTCGAGATGCAGGCTTCGGTTGGTTGCATTGTCCCAAACACCATCTATGAGACTATCAACGGCAAGAAGATTGCCGAAGCTGGTACTCCTGTCGTGATTGACTTTGCCAATCCTGGCACCGCAGTGTCTGCGCCTGTTGGTCCTACTCTCGGTGTGTTTACGCTTCAGATTACGACTGCTTTTGCAGCCGACGAGAAGCTCACCATTGACGGTGTTGACTACACCTGCGCTGCTACCGAGGATGTCTCGGCTAAGAAGTTTGCTGGTGCTAATGCAGCTGCTCAGGTAACTTCGCTTCTGAAGATGGTTACCACTGACGACTACGATGTTGCTGCAGTCGACGGTGCTACTGACAAGCTTGGTTTCACTCAGAAGACTGTTGATGTTTCTGACACCTCTGGTCCCACTGTGTCGAAGACTTCTTCGACTGGTGCTATCGGTTCTGTCACGAAGGTCACCACTCCTGATGCTGGTACTACTGGCAATGCGGTGCTTCTGCATGATGTTGATGTCACTGGTGGCGCAGCTAATGGTACGGCGCTTCTGTTTGGCTTTGTCAACTACAACCGTCTCTCTGCTGCTACCAAGGCTAAGGTTGCTCTTGGTGTCAACACCATCGGTGCTGTTTCGTTCATCAAGGCTTAGTTGTAAAGTTTAGGAGGTATGTGAAATGACTATCTTTGACCTTATGCAGGCTCCTGAGCTTGCAGCTTACTGGGAGGAGCTCGTCCAGGATGAAGCTCCGTATCCTGCAGAGGAGCTGTTCCCTGACAACAAGAAGCAGGGTCTGAATCTTCGTTGGATTAAGGGCTCGCGTGGTCTTCCTGTCGTTCTTAAGACGTCTGCTTTTGATGCTGCTGCGATTCCTCGTCCTCGTATCGGTTTTGACCGTCTGTCTGCGGAGATGCCTTACTTCAAGGAGTCGACGTACATTGACGAGGAGCTGCGCCAGGAGCTCAATATTGTTCTAGAGTCTGGCAACCAGGCTTACATTGACTCCATCATGAATCGTGTGTTTGACGACGAGCTTCGTCTGCTTCGTGGTGCCGCCGCAGCCCGCGAGCGCATGCGCATGATGGCTCTCACCACTGGTGTTATCTCCATGGCAGCCAATGGCCAGTCGTTCTCGTTTGACTATGGCATTCCTGATGCTAACAAGGTTGACGCTGCTACTGCATGGTCTAGCCTCTCCACCTCTGACCCGATTGAAGACATTCGTCAGCTCATCGAGACCATTCAGGACGCCACTGGTGCTGAGATTGTCCGTGCCATGTGCAATGGCAAGGTCTGGCGTCAGCTTCGTAACAATGCGAAGATTAAGTCTTCCATCTACGTGCTGACCAACGGTGCTGGTGTCGTGTCCGATGCGCAGCTTCGTGACTTCATTGCTCAGGAGTTCAATGGTCTGCAGGTGCTCGTAAACAACAAGCGCTATGTTGACGAGTCTGGTGCTACTCAGCCGTTCATGCCTGACAACACCTTTGTGGTGTTCCCCGATGGTGACCTTGGTCAGACTTGGTTTGGCACCACTCCTGCAGAGTCTGACCTTCTGTCTGGCAATGCAGCCAATGTTGCCATCACAGACACTGGCGTTGCGGTGCTCACTTCTCAGAAGACCGACCCGGTGAATGTCGAGACTATTGTGTCTCAGATTTGTCTGCCTTCGTTTGAGGCTGCTGACCAGGTTGGTATCATTGACACCAATCCGGTCTAGGATGTGGTATAGATGATTGAGCTTGTGAATTCCACTGGCGATGTCATCAAGGTTCCCTCTGGTGCTCGTAAGGTTTACGAGCATCAGGGGTTCTTTCCTGTTCAGGAGGCTGTAATTGCTTCGCCT